ATCGCCCACTTTTTTTTCAAGGAATTTATTAATATTTGCGACATGTTCGCCGTCTTTTATTTTTTCACTGAAAACAAAATCATCTTCAAGAATTAGAATATTGTTGAAGTTTTGTTTTTGCGCGTGTTTAAATATTTGCAAGTAGCAATCCGTCAAATCGGCATGCGGAGATTTAATGCCTGCTTTATCGCATTTACCAAAACCTTTGTTGAGTAATATATAAACTGTTTTTGTAGGTTTATATTTTTCAAGCTGCTTAATAATATTATCATATCGATGACTATTCTCTAAATGAACAATATACGTAACATCTACATTTGCATCTAAAAATCCGGACTCGTAATTTAGTTTTTCAAAATTATAACATGCTTCAGTTTGTTTTAATCTTTTATCTAAATCAGCATTTATTTTACTCATATTTATATTTTTATCCTATATAATATTCATTAGATTAATTATAAAATAACAATAATTCATTATTTTATAATTTTAATTTTCGACACACGTGGGTGTATTCTTTTCGACACACGTGGGTGTATCCTTTTCGACACACGTGGGTGTATCCTTTTCGACACACGTGGATGTATTCTTTTCGACACACAACCTATTTTCTATCTTATTGTTATATTTTTTGGACTCTAAACGCCATAGAATAATGGACGAAAAAAACAGTAATATAATACCACTTGACAATAGTGTTATAAGACCAACCAATAAACTATCCTTTACCCATTCTGTTCTACATACATATTTCAGTATCAATACAAGAAATGTAATAACTATTATATTTGGAATATAATGGTTCGTATTTTCTACACAATCCTCACTACTGTGTTTTGTACCAAACATTACGTCACATACGTCTGGTCCAAAATTTAAATTCACCTCGGTGTGATGCAATCGGTGTACACCATTTACTTTAAATATTGAATAATTAATATTATGCACAGAACAATAGAATAACATAAAATAAACAATTATCCAAGGGTCGAAAATATTTATTCCGAAAAAATACGACAACATCACAAAGGGATAAGGTATCGATAACTCCAAAACTATCTGAATAAAATGTGAGAAAAAATTATCATTCTCATGATGATAGTGATGAACAATTGAAAAAATATTCTTATGAACATGCGCGACGACGTGGTAAAAATAAGCAATAAACATAAATGCCACAAATGTAACTACTCCTAAAAATATATTCGGATAAGAAATAATAGAAATAGTACTTAGTATCAATATCCACGAAGATGCATTATTTTTAAAATTATTTATTACATTTATATTTTCTGATAAATTGGGTCTGAAAAATATATTTAAAAATTTATGTAAGTCATTGAGCGAACGGTTAAAAATATTATTCGCTTTATCTAATACAACATTCATTATATTTACTATTTTAATATTTATTTTTAATACTTAATATCTAATACTTTAATATTTTTAATTATTTTATTCAATCATTTGAATATATATTATTATAGTTGAACAATTTTATATTAAACATCCTCATTGCTATAACACACATACACTTCGCAGCAACTAGTAACCAAACATTAATAAGCAAATCTACTTGTTTTTCATACTCGTGATTACAATTATACGATATACCAAGTGCACCTAATAACTCGTCACGATCATCGCACGATGAACGCTTAATATATTTTCGTTCTAGCGCAGTTAACGGACAACCGTGTCTAACAACAATCGCAAAAGCATCACACGTAACAATTATAAAAATAATAACTAAATGTGTTAAATTAACACTAAATAATGCGATAAAAGAAACTAAAAAAATAAATGTATCATGTACATGGCGATAAAAAGTGCTTTCTTGTACATCCTTTAAATTAAACTTTTTATATAAAAACATACAAAACTTCCGAATCACACTATCCTCTATCATTTTAAGTTTCTTATTATTCTTATAACCCCCCTTAATCCCTTTACTCGCCTTTTCTTTTTCACATTTTTCTAAAGTTGCCATCATACTATTTATATCAATATATACACTACTTAATACAACTGTTTTTATTATCAACTTATAACGTATTATTTCGGTGAGATGGAGCACAATAGTTTGCACGCGATGGGGCGGCGGCTGCGGTTGCGAGGTTTTTAAACCATGGGCAAAAAAGTGGCAAACATGTTTGCGAAAAACAATTTCCCCCAAAAAAGGACATCAAAAGAATAACCCACCCAAAACTACACATTTTACCATTTTTTACCATATTTTTACCTAATTTTATCACTTTTTATATTTCGCAGCATTATGGTCGCCACGTGACCACGTCGTTGCGTCGAACCTGAGAGCATAAAGGTAACCCGCAGAAATTGGGAGGGCGGACGCCGAAGAAGTGATGATGTTTCTTTTTTTCAAATCTAAAGCTGGATTTTGAAAATTGGACATTTATAAATGTCCATTTTTGAAAACCGGGGGTAGAAATATAAAAAAAACATTGATTTCGACACTCAGAGCATAATGCTATAAATTGCATTTTTAAGATTGAAAACTTGTGACGATAACTTTTTGTGTTTTTTATATATTATATGGAAAGGATTTAGGCGTTTTTTTATATCTATATAATATATAAGATTACTATAAGATTTTTATAAGATTTTTATAAGATTTTTATAAGATATGCCAAAAAAAAATATTGATTACTTGACTACTATTATTTATAAAATAACATGCAATGATGAGAGCATAAGTGATGTGTATGTTGGACATACAACAAATTTTGTACAGAGAAAACATGCTCATAAACTATCTTGTACAAATATCAAATCATCTAACTATAAGTGTAAGTTATATAGTGTAATAAGAAATAATGGTGGATGGGATAACTGGAAAATGGAAATACTTAATTTTTTTAATTGCAAAGACCATTATGAAGCAAGAAAGAAAGAACAAGAATACTTTATTTTACTTAAAGCAACATTAAATAGTATAGAACCCTTGCCAACACCAAAACCTAAAGAAGTGACACCAAAAGAAGTTGCGCCAAAAGTAGTGACACCAAATTATGAAGATAAAAAGGAAAAAAATGAAAAAAAAGTCATATCCTGTGAAGTATGTCATGTTAAATTTAATACAGAAAAGTTACTAGAAGACCATAATGGTACAAAAAAACATAAAAATAAAATGAATAATACAACAGTTGAAAGTTACGCCGGAAATTTTTGTTGCAACTATTGTGACTTTAAATGCTCTAAGCAAAGTGACTATGAAAGACACATACTGACACGTAAACACAAAAATAGAACAAATTCGAACAACATAGAACAAGATTTTACGCCGCCTACGATTTTTACATGTAAAAACTGTAATAAAGAATATAAGGCGAGGACCAGTTTATGGTATCATGAAAAAAAATGTAAAACATCATTGTTTATTAAAAAAGATAATACCATTACTATGGATAATAACAATGGAAATAACAATGAAAATAATAAACTTATAGATGACGTATTACCCTCGGACAATAATATTACGATAACGAGTGAGATGTTTATGGCGTTGATTAAAAATAGCGAAGAGATGATGAAAGTTATAAAAGAACAGCAAGAGCAGATTAAAGAACAGCAAGAACAAATAATCACTATTATACCGAAAATAGGTAACACTACAAATAACAATAACAATAACACGACAAATAATAATACAACGAACAACTTTAATCTAAATGTTTTTCTAAACGAGCACTGCAAGGATGCTTTAAATATGTCGGATTTTATTGATTCGCTCAAAATAACATTGGAGGATTTATTATTTTCAAAGACAAATGGGATATCGCGCGGGATTACCGATGTTATGATAAAAGGACTCAAAGAGTTGGACATTCACAAACGTCCAATTCATTGTACAGATATAAAACGGGAGATCATGTATATCAAAGATGAAGACAAGTGGTCAAAAGATGATAACCACGACATGATAAAAAACACAATTGTAAAAATTGCCGATAAAGAAAGAACTGCGTTGCAACAATGGGCACTGGATAATCCACATTGGATGGAAACAGAAAGAAAACAACTGGATTACTTGACAATGGTGCGC